CCCATGCCACGAGCCGTTGCACGACCCATATTTACTGGAACCGTTACATCCGCGGTCTTGCCATAAGGAATGCGGCCCTGACCCTTGATATCAGCATATTCTACTGCCTTGGGTGCCGCACCCGGCTTATTCGTTACGATTTTTACTACGCTTTTCATTTACTGGCCTCCTCTGCCAAGTTTAAGTAATTCACGCTCCATAGCGGACTGAATACGTGCCTGTGTCTGCCGCTCTTGCGCCGCCAACCGCTGCTGGAACTGATCCGCCCGCAACTGCTGGTTCTGTGCGTCAAGCTGCAACTTGGCTTGGTCGTTCTGTGCATCCGCCTGCTCGGCCTGCGCCTTGATCTGAAGCTCCTGCTCTTTAAGCTGAACCAACGGATCAGGGCCTTCACCAGAGATCTGACCAGACATCTGCTTGACCATCTGCATACCTTCCGCAACAAACTGCGCCGTCAAGCCTTCAATTTGCAACATCTCTTCCTCAGTGGCCGCCGCTCCGCCCGCCTGCTGACGGCTCTGGATAAACTGCACCGCTGCCCGCTCACGCGCCGCAATCTTTACGTGCTCCATGATGTGCTTCTGCAAGGCCATAGCCATAGTCGGCATACTTCCCACCATAGGAGTAGAGCCAAAGACCATGTGCGCCATAATGTGCGCCTCGTGCTCCTGACCCTCAAAAGCGTGTAACGGCACCATGTCCATTACGTCGATGTTCTCCTGCGCCGGATCCTTCGGAGTCGGCTCATCATCAGGAATGCGCTTCATAATGCGGTCCACGTCCCGCACACCAAGCGCGTCGTACATGTCCCGATACACCTCGTACATGTTGTGCAACTCAGGAGCCGCCCCCGCTAACTGCAACTTAGTCTGAGCCAAAGCAATGCGCTGCGCCTGACTAAATACATTCGGATCAGATACCGGTATGATATCTACGCGGTCATCAAAATCAGACCGCATTACCGTGGCGTCCGCGCCCTCTACAGAATACGGATACTCCTGTGGCAAGCTCTCGCTCATCACCCGAGCTAAAATCTTAAACTCCTGCCGCATAGCGTAGTGCATACGCTTATGAACAGCACTCATCACCCGAGAGCCCTGCTCCAGCATCGCAATAGTTGTACCTACTGCCGCCTGCTGGTTACCGTCCCCGACCTTCATGTCCGTAATCGTGGCAAACCGCTGACCCGCTTGAACCACAAACCCCAACAGGTTAAACAAAGTCCCGTCAGGACCCTTAAATGGCAACGGCATCAGGCTGTCACGAATAGCCCCTCCGGGTGCGTCCACGTCACGGAACTCACCGGGCTGCAACGGATCATCATCATCCCGGATACGTAGCCCACGGGCCTTGAAACCCGCTGGGAGATTGGACAACGTACCAGCATCAATTAACTGTCGCAGTGCCGCCGTGGCGGTTCGTGACAAACCGCCAATAGTATGAATGAGGCCCAAGCCATAAAAACCAAAGCCCGGAAGGAACTTATAATGCACAAAATACTGGATTTTGCGCTTTAACTCGTCATCCTCGCGGTAATTCCGGCGAATAGACAAGACTTGCCCGTTATCCTGACTGATTGTGACAACATATGGTACTTTAATACCTGTAGGCTCGCCGTCCTCGTCAAGTTCCTCATACCCTTCCAAATCCAGATCGACATGACACTCTAAAACGGTGCAGTCGTAATCAATCTGCGTAGATGAAATACCATCTATCCGGTCTAGCTCATCTGAGACAGAGTCCATCTCAGCCTGCGCCGGAATGACCGGAACATCCAAATAAAAGCCCGCGACCTGCTTTTTCCGCAAATCGTTTAAAGACATCCGAATAGACTGCGTTATGTTCGGACAGGTGTCCAAATCTGCCGTCTCATACGGTACAACCAAGTTTTCCGCCGGTATAAACTTACTTACCGCACGGCCCAAGGTCTCGTCGTAATAAACCTTCTTAAAGGTACTACCCGCCAGCGGTAAATAGAATAACATCTGATCCATGTCCGGCGTGTAGTCTTCCATCACGTTAGTGATGTAGTAATTCATAAAATGTCTTACGCGTTGCGACTGCTGCTGCTTTTCTCTTGTCTCGCTTCCCATAATAGCAGTTCGCACGGGGCCGCTGGCTGGCAACAACTCATTGAACGCCTGCGCCTGAAACTGCGTAGCCGCCTCGGCAAGCAACGGGTGCGTAACCCCAGAAGCCCCTCTAAATGGCTGGGTCCTCTCCTCGTAGTTGAACCCAAGCAGTTCAAGACCGTTTGCATAAGCATCTTCCCAATCCTGCCTTCCTGCCTTGTTTGCGTCAAACTCACCCAATAACTCACCAGCAATGCGGTCAAGCTCACGATCAGGCATCTCCTCCGCCAAGTTGGCGTAGAAATCGTCGTTCATGCCGCGCTGATCTTCCGGATCAAAATCAATGGTTACACCACCGTCCTCCTCCGGAGAAATCTCAATGTCCATGCCTTCCGCCATGCCCTCAAAAGACACGACGTTGTCCATGCTGCCCGGAACCTCAAGCTCTACTTCCGCCGCTAAATCCTCCGGATCAAGCTGCGAAGGAACATTCTTGTCCATCAAACCGCCAATTGGTTTACGTGCCATCTGTTATCTCCTCTAGGCCTAACTTACCATAGGCCGGTGCATTTTCATAGAACCGTGGGCCGCGGTCAGTCATATATGTAACTGGTGTCAAAATAACCCTCTTTGTCCCGCGGAAAATAAACATCTAAACCACCCTCCGGAGACTTAAAATAATGCTTGGCAAATGGCTGACTCTCCGCAGGAGTGCTTCTACGCTCCTCGGAACGACCTAAAATACGATCAAGCTGGGAAAAAACTTCGCGGTCCACGGTTTTTGCTAATTGTTGCGGAGTAGCATTTATACCCGCTTTCTTTAACAAAGATATGCCAAAAGCATTATTTCGGGTATCCATCTTAACGTCCTTGTACTTGGAGGAACCAAGTAACGGAAGCATTTCTGAAAACTCTTTAATCGTTCCTGCTTTAAGCGCCGTTTCTGGGCCATAGTCTTTCGCCATTAGCGCAGAAGCCAAAGCATGTGCCCGCGCATCTTCCAACTCACCGTATGTAGGCATGTCTGGCCGGGGCCGACCGGTTCGCATATATTCAGGTAGATTAAAATCCGTAGCCATCATCATTTTTTGGCCGCCTGTTTCCGGATCCATGATCGCGAAGCCCTGCTCGTCTTGCATCGGGATGTTGGCAGGATAGTTATATTCTTTAACCAATCGCTCCATAAAAGTGGGTTCTTCGCCATAAATGGCTTGAGCCATAGGATCATCCATACGGCCGGAGGTTCGCATGGCGTTGTACTTGTCAGAAGGTACTTTACCGGTAACTACATCATATAAAAAACTTCCAATCCCGGCTTCTTCTGGAACAGCGCCACCGTCTTCAAAAGGAATGGTATATCCTATGTTAACCCCGTACTGGTCCTCACCTGTCTCGCTCGGCATATATTGACCCGTGATCCGCGGGCCGCCACGAGGAAACTGATAAAAGGCGTCATATGATTGCGGAGCTAACTTCCCACTCCCGTATTTAATTTTGTCCGGGGCCCCCATACGCCGTAGCTCATCAGGAAATTCTACCTCCCCTTTAGCAAAACCGCCGCTAACCCCAGCGCCAAACGTCCCAAAGTCTTCTACATTCGCCGCAAAACCCAATCTGCCGCGCCCCTGCTGTTGAGTCCGCGCTAAATCAAACGGCCCTAAATCCTGCGTACTCCCCGTTTCAAAAACCCTCGCATCTATTTGCGGCTGTACCTGAAAACCGTCAAAGTCAAATATGCCTGCGTCGGCCAAAAGACGTTGATATCCCTCGATTCCAAACTGCTGCACTAATTCATCTTCGGACAAAGAATTTAGTAGCTGAAGGGCACTTTCTCGTTTTGAGGCTTCTGCCTGTAAAAAAGCTTCTTCCCTAGTAGGCTCGCCGCCGTCCTGCATATAAAGCTCCGGAGCCGAGCGACCAAAGTCAGATCCTCTGCGGCCCTCCGGAAAATCCTGATACATGTCATAGCGTTCAAGGCGCTTATACTCACCGTCTACCGGATTGTACTCTTCTAAAAAAGGACCTAAAAGATCCGCGGGCCGCGTTTGGTCTTCCGCGTATGACGGTCCAGAAAACCCGCTGTCCTGCATATATGCCGGATCGTCGCGGGACAGGCCTAACGCTTCGTTCATAGACATACCACTCATGTCTATATACTCCGGATCGGCCGCGCCTAACGATACAACGCCACCTTCCCTATATTTTTCAACAAGCGTATCAGGGAAGCCCCTTACATAAGGCTCTTGACCCTCTTTCATATAAAGTTTTTCAGCGCTGTCTGGATAAGCCGAAATTGCTTTAGCGCGGCGCTCTTTAAATTGATCAATAATATTACGTAATCTTTCGGCCTCTTCGTAATGATACCGACGATTATCAGGGGACGCCTGCATCGGTACTCCCAATTCCGTTGTAACAGGGCTTTGAGCCGCGACCAGATGATCCATCATCTGCCGCTCCATGTCCTGAAGAAAGCGATACGAGCCTTCTTCTACCTCTGCCGGGGACATATACCGTAAGTCATCTACACCGGGAAGGGACCCGTCGTCTTGTAAGGGTACGTCGCCGCCCTCGGCAAAACCTAAATATTCAAAAAGAGTCTCACCCTTTTTCTCTCCGGGCCCCGAATAATACTGACGCGCACCGGGCCCCAACTTTTTGTAGTACCCGCCACTGGCGGAAGCTTCAGGGGTCCCTGTTAAATAATCATATGCACCAGAAAGAGCTTCACCTACATAGTCGGCCGCCGCGGCCCCCAAATCTACTATCGAATTGCCCATTAATAATACGCCCTTATCTGAACTTGTGCGTCCTCGTCATCCCAATCGTCGCTGGGCAGTTGGACAAAATTACCTTGCCGGTAGCGCATTAATGCCTGTGTCATGCTGTCAACCAAGTCATCGTGCTCCCCGTTTGGAAACGCCGCCACCTCTTCGATCATTTCATCAGCAAAGACGGTGTCGGGGGCCCAAACCATACCCGCTTCAAATAACGGAGACACAGAGTGGACTCGTGTTATCTTATCATTTCCCTTGCTTGGCGTAAAGTTAACAACTGGTATGCCCATATTTCTTAGTTCCTGCGTCAAGGGCAGCCCAGACGCTTTGGCTTCTACAATTACTGTGTCGGGTTCCCAATACTTGTATTGCTCCAACGCCATGCTCTTTAGCTCCGGAAAGTCCCAGCGATCCTTCTGACTGTCCAAAAGGATGAGTCCCGGAGGGCCCCCGTGCTCCTCTGGGCGGAATACGCCCCACGTTGTTATCGCGCTAAAGTCAGCCGTCTCCCGCTTACTAAACGCCGTGTCATAGCTCTGAATAACATATTCAAGGTTTGGTATGTTGGACTTCTCCCACCGTTTCCACCAGTGGCGAGGTATGATTGCGTTCTCTTCGCCGGTAGGGTTCTGCTGATACTGTGCGTTCCACTTGCTCGGAGGAATGGACGCCTTTACCGCCGTAAGGTCTTCGATTGACCAAAATTCAGGCCAACACGGGGTCCCGTCGTCAAAAATAGCCGGTAGCTCTACAACTTCCCACTGATCGGCCAAAGGGTCTTTAGCCATCGCCTTCAAAAGTTGGCCTGTCATATCCTTTTCGGACCACCGGGTCTGGACCAAAACAATCGACCCACCCGGCTGGAGCCTCTGCCGGGGGCCCCCTGTGTACCAGTCCCAAGCGTCGTCAAACCCGTTAGCGGACATCGCTGTCTGCTCCGAGTGC